CTTACGCTTGGTGGCGGCTATCTGAGCCTCAGTGCGCTTGGCCTTAAACAACAGGGCTTGGCTATTGGTGGGTAAACGGTACGGTGTTGGCGATCTCATAAACTACCCCAGTAAAACATCGATTGCAAAAACTACGCAGACGCAGCCCATGATGGACCCGGCCACTGAAAATATTGTCGTGAAAATGCGGTCAGTGCGGATTTGGTCGTTAACACGAGCCATATTCTTTAGATCTCTCATATTTTCATTTCCGTTTGTACTTGCAACTGAGCGGGGTCGGCTGGTGCCACTGGGAACGGCTGCCACCATGTAACTGGCTTCTTACCATTGTCGGCGTCACGGTACATTTCAGCGTCAACCCAGTCTGTGCTAACAACTCCAGCGTGTGCCGTGTGAACCATTTGCATGGTCTCGGGCTTTTGCTTGGCGTACTCAATCCAATTAGTCATACTTCACCTCCTCATAGACGCCCATCTCAATATACTTGGCGACCTGCTCTTCGGTAACGCCATTTTCAATCAGCTTCTTGCGCGCTACGGCCACTTGCGTGGACACGTGGATTAGCAGGTCGTCGATGTTGCCTTCCGTCTTCAAAAATCCTGGGTCACTGTTGTCAAATGCCCAACGTTTGCTCATAGTCATGCGACTTCTCCCATCAAAATTTGCTTCAATTGCTTCATAGACTTACCAGTGGCCTCACACATGTCAGACATTAGCATGTCCGGGTTTTGGTCAAATAGGTCAACGATATCCTCATCAGTCAGGTTCAACATGGCGTGACGATGGTGCGCTTCGGCCCGCTCATTCCGGGCGATTTTGGTGGCCTCAACTGCTGCTGCCGCAACCACCCCCCCAATGTAGAACCCAAAAAGATCGTGCCCAAGCTCCACCACGCAATCATAAACCTTATTCCAGTCGCGGGTATCGTCCCAACACTGGAGTGTGTGGGGCAACATTTCGGCTACTTCGTCTACTTTCAAATACCTAAAATCGGTCATATTATGTCTCTTCATCGTTAGGGTCGATTGCGCCACTGCTAAAATCGCAGGAGTCACACGACCAAATGTTGTTGTTGCGTGGGTCTTCGGAAATGGAGCCGCCATTGCATAACTTACAGTCATAAGAGCTCTCCATGTTTTCGGGCATATCATCAAAGTTCATAATCATCCTCCAATATTGGGGGCCGTAGCCCCCTTTTATTAAAGCACTAGCTTGATAATGCCGTCAATGCTGATTAGCTCCTTTTTCATGCGACTGCGAATCTTGTTGCCTGCATTCATGCGGATTGAGCCCATGTTAAGCCCGGCGTAATGAGCCCAATGATCAATTGGCATTTCACCCTTCGAGTGATCATCACAGTAGTCTACCACTGCATCTGCAAGCTCGCACACTTCCTGCGGGGTCATGCCACCCAATAGGTGAGATAGCTCGTCACCATTGTTAGATGATGGGCGACCTGAGTATGCAACAGTGGCAGTATAGCGAGCGCGGGCCTTTTTTAGCTTCTCCGACATGCGCTTGGGGTCGATCTCATCCTCGTCTTCATCGTCGTCTTCCACGTCGTCGTCAAGCTCCTTGACGGCTTCGTCAGCCTCATCAAGCTCCTGCTCCGCCAAGAGATCATCTTCGTCATTGGCGTCTTGCTCAAAAAAGGCTGCAAGGCCATCAACGTGGTCTTCAATGCGCTTCAACGCAGGTTGAATGGTGCGAACCCTGCTGCCCAACACGCCTTGGATGATGGAGTCATCCGAATTAAGTATCCAAGCGGCAACTGGGTCGCCTGACTTAAACGTGGTGGCAAGAATGCGGATTTCGGTTAAAAGCTCTGTGCGTAAATTCATGGTATGTATCTCTTTATCTTGGGTTGGGCGAAGCAATCCCTCGTCCATATACTATTATACCATAGGGGGACATATGATGCAAACATCCCAAGTTGATACTGGCTTCTGGTCAGAGCGTGACCGAAATGGGCATTTGAAGTCACTATGCGACCGAGAATGGTATTCACGGAAAAAATGGTGCGGGCCGGATGGGTCAATAGAGAATGAAGAATGTGGACTGGCTACAAGCCGCGTGTGATCGGCTGCGGTCCGGAGGGGACCTATGGTCCATATTTTTTTTTTTTTTTTTAAATTTTTTCCCGGAGGGCCCCCGGAGAGTACTTCCGACGGCGATTTCGAAAAAATGCGGCCACGCGGACCATATTGTGGCCACTGCTCTGTGTCCCGCGCCGTACGGGGGCTGTCCCGGGCCATATTGAGATACATAACTCATCTCGGCGCACTCTGGCGGGCCTTGCGGGTTACACACATCACCATTTTTTCCATGAATGGTGCCTCAAGTATTCATCAGAAAAATGGAAGTACTAAAAGGCATTTCTCAACTCCTTGCCAGTTTACCTCGCCGCGTGTTATAATACCCCTGTGGTATGATGGGGTAAAAACATGACGGCGTTGACCGAATATGACCTCAATTCGCAAGCTGCATTAAAGGCTAGAGAAATGAGGATGGAGAGAGAACTTTTAAACGCTCCAGCTGCAGTCGCACAGCGAATCCATTGTGCCCTTGTCAAAGAACTCCAACTAAACGCTCCATGGATGCTGCCCCTAGTCATAAAAAGGTGAAAATTTGGACCCGGAATTACTGAAACGCAACCAAGAAAACGGATGGACGGATTTAACAGCCGTCCAAAAAGCTTTCGCGTATTCTTTTCTGGTTCATTACGACCATCGCAGGGCCGCCGAAGAAGCTGGAAGAGGCCGCGAATATGGCATGACCATGCTTCGCCACCCTCTCACTGCAGCGTTCATTGCCCACGAACAAAAACAGCAAGCCACTGTTGGGTACATAACGAAAGAATACATAATGGTCCAGTACATGAACCTAATGCCCATGTTGATGGGCGAAACCGCAGTTCCGTTGGGTGTTGATAAAGACGGTGATCAGGTTATTGCCCGCAAGTTTGACGCCACGAACATGAAGAACGTGCTCTCGGAAATGTCCAAGTTTATTGATGACTACCAACCAGAAATGGACGCACCTGTCAACAACATCACTTTCAGGGTCGTAGGTTCAAACGATGAACCTTGATTTTAGTGTGACCAAGCCCCAACTGGATTTTCATGAGTTGGATTGCAGATATCCCGCGTTTATTGGCGGGTTTGGCTCGGGCAAAACCGAAGTTATGGTACAACGCGCCATCGCAGATAAACTCATGTGTCCCAAGGGGCCTGTGGCCTGTTATGAGCCCACTTATGACTTGGTCAGACTGATTTTAGCCCCGCGCTTGGAGGAAAAACTGGATGAGTACAAAATCCAACATACCTACAACAAAACCGAGAACATCATATACACAAAAAAGTATGGGCAGTTCATTTTGCGCACCCTCGACAACCCGGCTCGTATTGTGGGCTATGAGGCGTTCCGCAGTCATGTGGACGAGATCGATACTCTGAACCTGAAACACGCCACAGCCGTTTGGCAAAAAGTCATAGCCCGTAACCGTTTTAAAGGTGCTGGCATGCCTAACCGTGTCTCAGCATACACGACCCCCGAGGGTTTCAATTTTGCATATGACAGGTGGGAAAAGAACCCAACACCTGACTATCAATACATAAGAGTGTCTACCCACGACAACCCGTTCCTCCCCGATGATTACATTCAGGGCTTGATCGACAGTTACCCGGCCAACTTGGTTGAGGCATACATAAACGGCAAGTTTGTGAACCTCACCAGTGGTACAGTATATGACGCGTTTGACCGGGTTAAACATCATACGCCCGCAACTTGGAATCGAGAAGCGTCCGAGCCTGTCCATATCGGCATGGACTTCAACGTGGGTAACATGTCGGCGGTGGTTCACGTCGTACGATCGGGCCAGGCATTGGCAGTGGGCGAAATAACCAAGGCCCTCGACACCCCGGCGATGATCAAGATTATCAAAGAGCGCTATGTTGGGTGTTCTATCATAGTCTACCCAGATGCCAGTGGCGCGAGCCGCAAGACAAACAACGCTAGTGAATCTGATATTTCCCTTTTAAAACAGGCCAACTTCAGGGTCGATGCTCCAAGGGCCAACCCTTTTGTGAGGGACCGGGTGATATCAATGAACAGTGCATTTGTATCAGGTAAATACCTCGTCAACGTTGAGCTATGCCCGGAGTACGCGCTCTGTTTAGAGCAGCAAACATATACAGACAATGGTGACCCAGACAAAAAATCTGGTCACGACCACCTCCCGGACTCCGGCGGGTATCTCATACACAGGATGTTCCCTGTGGTAAACAGAAAGCCACAGCTGGCAAGGGTAGTAGGAATATAAAATGGGAATTGAAAGCAAACACCCCCAGTACGCCAAAAAAGAGAATCAAGTCTCTAGGTGTCGTGACACTTATGATGGCGAAGACTCGGTAAAAGGCGCAAAGACCAAGTATCTGCCTAAATTATCAAAGCAGACTGACGCTTCTTATAAGGCGTACATTCAGCGAGCCAGCTTCTATAACACTATGAAGCGGACTATCCATGGTTTGGCCGGAGCAGTCATGCGGATTGACCCGATCGTTGAGGGTGCAGATGGGGCGTGGCTTGAGGACATAACCACTACGGGCATGACTATTGAGGACTTCGTTTACTATATGTTAACTGAGCAGCTCCTCACTGGGCGTCAAGGCATCTTGGTCGAGCACGATGGAACGCGGCCGTATTTGGTCGGATACTCCACTGAGCAAATGACTAACTGGATGGATGGCGTGGTGGTCCTAAAAGAGGAATTCCGCAACCCGAACCCGAATGACAA